AGGGTGATTTCTGCCTCTACCATCTGGCTGTCCCTTGTTTCTTCAAAGTTGTGAAACAAAAAGATAGCAGGGTATTTCTTTAGTCGCCAGGTGTCCGAGGCATCCTTCTCCATCAGCGTGTTGACCATCTCGGCAGCATGTCCATAGTAGTAATAAGGCGAACCGTTGCCATCCTGAATGGTAGCAATCACATCGCCTACAATATCCACTATGTTCGGGTATGTCATATTCCCAAGATGTTAGTCTTTTCAAAGTCTTTGTTGTGGTAGTCGTAGTCAGATTCATGTACTGACAGGTAGTTCAGGGCGGATGCCTCATAAACATCCTGCCCCGAATACCCGTAGAGATCAACAAAAGCATTCCAGGCTTGTACGTAACCAACAGCCCCATCAACCAGGGTGCTGTTTTCGTTCACCGGCTGGACAACTCCTGCCTGTGCAGGGACTGACTGTTTAGTTAGCAGATACTTGCAGTAGACATAGTAAGCTATCAGGCTTATCTTGTCTGAATTGATCAACCCATTCCATTTTACCGTACGGTCTCCCTGGGTATATTCCACCCCATCACGGAGGTCTAACCACTTTTGCAAAGGTGATGGATCTTCCAATCCAGCTAAAAAGGCTTTGTAAAGATCGTACCCAAGCAAAGCAGTTAATACCTCTTTTTCGTACCGTGTAATGTACTGGTCAATATCGGAGTAAGTCCCGATGTTGAGCTTGATCTCATTGCGGAAGTATGTGCTATCTATCAACATCAGTTTTTAAGGTATATTGTCGCCCTGGTAATCTTAACAGATGTGGCTGCTTTAAAGTGCTGTACTGCAACACGCAGATAAGGCGGGGCAATAAACCAGTTGGGATTCCATAACCATCCCGCTGCGCTCGTTCCCATTCGCCCCTTATAGTCATATCCGGCTGCCGTTGTTACTGCGTTGGCTGTATAATAAGTTCCAACGGATAAACCAGGCGTTCCCAGGTTTAGGCGATACCAGGTCGAATTATTCTGACTGCCTTCGACCCATACGTGAGTGCTGTCACTGCTCGAAATGGAAGGTGTGATGTAAACTTCGATAGACCCGACCCATTGATTTTTGATAGGGGCGGATAGTGTGCAGTACTTTGTTGTAGCCCCTACAACGCTGTCGTTGCTTGTCGGTGAGAAGGTCAATGTTACCTGCGCCGTGCTGATCACATAGAACAGCATCAGGCTTATGATTGCGATTATCTTTTTCATCGTTTCTTCTTTTTGATTGGTTGCTTAGGTTGCTTAGGTTCCAGGTCAGGGTATTTACATACGCCTCGTTGTACCAACGCATCGGCGATGTAGGCAGGGACAGTTTTCACAGTCCCGGCCTTCACGCCTTCGATGTTGACTACAATTACCTGTACTTTTTTCAGCTTTGCCTTCATTACGATGCAGTTAATGCCACAATTGCAGCGTCAATGTCCGAACAATAGATAATTGCAGTAGGATTACCGATACCGATAGCAGCACGGGCATCCAGTTGCAGGGTAACGATGTTCTTTGAAAAGTCCGTCGTCTGGTCATATCCCATCCTTAGGGCTGTCAGCTGACGGTCGCCGAATTGCAGCATGTCGGTCAACTTGCCTACAATAGTAGTGCGGGCTGTCATCTTGTTGTTGATAATGACCTTCAACCCGTACATGTATTCCAACTTGCCGGACTGTCCGAGGCGGACACCTGCCAACATCACGGTATTGGCGTTTTGGTCTTTCAGCGATTCGATTTCGGCAACATCGTTGCGGTTCAGAATGATACAGTCCACATCGTGATCGGCGTTATTAGCCTGGAGGATCATGTTTTTCACCACGTCAACGATGTTCGGTTCAACTACCAAGCCAGCACGGAGGGCCGTGTCGTAATCGGTATGATAGTTGGCGGTTTTCAATCCCAGCGGAGTTGCCGAGTTGTCACCGGCTGCGCCCAGGGCTGATGTGTCGATCTGCGAAAGCAGACGATCCATTCCAAGCGTTGCGATACGTTCGACAACATTATCCAGGTCATCCAACGTGTTCTGATGGACACGGAAGGCTGCCGAATAGTCGAACACTTTGTATTCGATGGTTTTCCACAGGAAGGATGATTGTCCGGCTGCTGCGGTTTCTGCCTTCACTGCTGCCCCATCGGTTTCGGTGACTTCGCACAATACGCCGAAATACTTATCTGTGATAGGCGTCACAGGAAATCCTGCCCCAACAAAATGCTGATTCATGGAGTTCGGCAGGATAGTAGGATTCATCCCATAAGCAGTAAGAAATCCGATGTTTACGCCGGGACTTGACCCTGGGCGTACAGCGTTGGCGGTGTTCATATCGACAGCAACCTTGCTGACAAAGTCGATGCTTACATTCAGGTTGCGGTTGCGGGAATCCTTCAGGCGGATCAGCTTCTGCCCTTCGTGTTCATATTCCTCGGTATGCCCTGATGCTATGATAGCATCCTTGATAGCCTTTTTCAGCTGGTCTTTCACGGTCATAGGTTCTGCTGGAATCTGCAAGGCTTTCACAGCATCCCATTGCGCAATAAGTTTCTGATTGATTTCTGCTTTCAGGGCTTCAATCTGGCCTTTCAGCGTTTCATCTTCCTGCATCTCTTTGAGCTTGTCGCTCATTTCCTTGCGCAGCAATTCGATGTCCGCCTTGCTGACAGCCTCCTTGAGTTTCTCATCCAGGCTGTCGATTATTGATTTCAGTTCTTCAGGTGTCATTTTCAGTTAATTTTGATTCGTTTTATGTGATTGATTATATCCTGTGCTGTCGGCTCCGGCGTAGTGATTAGCTCGGCTATGTCGAGTGACTTAGGATTGATTTCTAATGTCGGTGTTATCCAGTTGCTTCCGATCGGTACGGCTGACCCTTCAATAAGTTTGGCTTCGGTGACTGCCCAGAAGTATCCACGTTCCTTTACTTCATCAACATTGGCAATCATCCCGAAATACTTATCCCATACGGCTTTCTCTTCCTGGTCGTAACGGTCATCGCTGTCCATCGCCAGTTCTATCTTTACATACTGCATGCCCACAGAGTGATTACGTACATACCCTTTCAGGTATTGCCCAAACATATAGGCGTTTCGTTCTTTCGTTATATCAGCTTGAAATATCAATGCTTCGGTAGTTCCCGGATAGTTCTGCCCAAGTTCCGCAAATGTCATCGTGCGTGTAAAGGCTTTTACCTTGTCGGTGATTATCTTATCAAATTGCATCTTATGTTCCTGCAACAAGTAGAGCGATTTGCGTTCTGATAGCGATTTTTTCCACAACCCAGGCACGTGCAGATCATCATGTGAATCAACAATATTAGTCGTGTTAATAACCAATAACGCATTCATTTCGGTTGATTCTTCCGGCGACCCTTTCGTAACATCTTCAACATCTTTAGCTACATAATCAACCGGATCGGCATGTTTGGTTATTGCCTTTTTCGCCGTGATCACGAATTGTTTGTTAGCCCGTAGCCAGCAAAACAACTGTTCTTTTTTCTCAAAGTGCGGTATCATAGCTCATGCATGTATTGATCGTTCTTTTGCACAATCTTATCCTTGAGTTTCTCCCTGATCATTTTTTGCTTCTGTTTCTCCCGCTCCTTCTCCGTTAGTTTCTTTTTCATCTTTTATCTGATTAAATGATGGGTCTGTGTTTTCAGGCATTTCCAGGCCGGTTAATGCCTGGTTTTTGGTTATCATCCCTGCGTTGTAAAGCTCAACATAGTAAGTTCTTTTCTCGTTCAACGCTTTGTACTTGTCCAGTTCATCTTCCTGCAATGCTGATATCCCTGAGAAATCGCCCTCAAACCATTCGTTGCGTGCTGTCATCCCCAGGTATTCCGACAGGCTGCGGAGGATCGTTTCTAACAAAGGCATCATGCAGTTCTGATAGCTTGATACCTGTGCCTCCTTAACGTTGTTGTAGGTGCTTGACAGCTTAGAGTTAAGCAGGACATCGGCAATATGAAATTGATTGCAGATATGTCCGAATTGCTTTTCGTCAATCTCAACGGGCAAAAAGTCAGAAATAGGCGCATCAATCTTTACCCATTTCAGGTCATAGGGAGTGAAGGCAATAGCATCCTTTTGCTTGCCTGTGCCATACCGCTCTAAGAATCGTTCTCGTAATGGGGTCATCAAGTCTTCAGCCGGAAGTATATCCAACTGATTAGCTCGGCTTACCTTGCTGACAAAACCCAGCGCGCCCCGATATTGAGTAACTGTGTTGATAGTGTCATACAACCCTGATAGTATGTCGATGTTTCGGATTGCCCCATAAAGTGGTGACATGCCATAATACCAATCACGCCCTGTTTTATTCGGGTTTATGTTGCGGATATAACACACCTCTTCAAGTGGTATGACAATCCATCGCCCATTGATAAGCATGTGATACCTTACGATTTCATTTGATCGGGGATCGGCTGTCAGTTGAGGTGTCCCATACTGATCCATCGTCAGGCGTGGAATGGCATATACACTATCGGCTGCCAGAAGGTTGCTGCGTGTTGGGACAGTAAATCCAGGAGTGCGGTTGAACCATACCGGCGCATTGCCTTGAATCATTAGGCTGGCTGCAATCTCCGAAATAAACACCGTTCCTGACTTTCCTGGTTCCGGTGATTGGATCAACTTTAGCTGTTCTGTTTCTCCCAGGACTTTTTTCTTACCGTTGCTTTGATAGCGGACATGCTGGACAGGTATTTCTCCTACCTTCTGGCTTATGTAGTTGATTATCGCATTAACTGCTCCAACGGTATTATAAAGAATCGCTAAGTTTAAGCTGTTGAACTTATTGTCATTGCCAGGCTTGTAACCAGGCAACAGGAAAGGCAACTGTTTGTCCAGCGGTAAAACGAAATTACCGGCAGCCTTTGTAACTTGCCTGGATTTCTTAAACGGCCATATAGGCATTACGATATGATTTACCGTACAAATTTATACCTGAAATTAAGCAAAAATAAAAATTGTTAATAAGTTATGTGTGTCGGGTGAGGTAAAAGAGTAATCTATAAACAATTGCATCGGTTAAATCAGGTGAATGACCGAGTATTTGTTTCACTTCTGCCTTTGGCATGATCTTTAACTTTTCACCAACATCGGAAGACCGTCTTATCGCTTGCATTTCAGATATTAACCGTTCCTTTAACGTGCCTGACATCGAAGCCTGGATATAGATTTTGTCAGAATTAACCATTTCAGCAAACAAGTAATATAGCTGTGTTTTCAGGTTCTGATATTCTGGTGATATTGATGGTGAACCGTTATTGATACCTATTGCCCCAGCTAAGTAGGTGCGCATATTGTGACCAATCCCATCAGCATCATAGACAATATTCGATCTGGGAATCTGGTAAGCAGTGGTTAATCGGTGGTATTCATCCAATAGCGGGGTGAAGTCAACACGGCTGACCGTTTCACCGTCTACCCTGGTAGTTACCGTCCGGCTTATGTTCTGAATGGCCGATATGTCGATTATCCGAAAGCCTGACCATACCACCAATACAAACATATCGTTAGTGATTGCAACATCTGAACTGATATAGCGGTTGCCTTCTGGCACAAAGTCATTCGTGAAGCAGTCAATGATTTTGTTGTATGGGATCAGGTTGCTTTCATCATCTTCATAGTCCCACATACCCAATAACAATCGCTGTCGGGTTACTTTGTCCTTTATCGCCAATAAAGTAGTTTTGTAATCTTCCGGCAAAAATGGATTATCCTGGGCAAATGCCTGCACAAACCTGTTGCATTCAGGCGGTGAATTGATGAAATCTACCAACATCCAGTTTTTTTTAGGATTGGCTGTCACCAACAGTTTGTAAGGTAGGCCATATTCCTTGTTGAGCCAACGACCTATTGATAGTTTGAGGTTCTGCGCTGCCTCGTCTGCTATCTCCCCGCCTTCTTCAATCCATCCCCAGGTATGTTGCAGTGATCCAAACCGCTCAAACAACGGATCACTCGGCAAGTAGTTTGCCGATAGGAAAATTATCCTTGAACCGTTCGCAAAGTTAATTACATTATCTTGCCCGTTGTATTTATAGGCGGTTAATCCAATGCACTTAAATACTTCCTGAAATACCGGATAGGTGTAAAGCCTGAGATCGTTGAGGTTTTTACGTGCAACGAAATATGATGTGCCGGCAAATCTAAGGGCTGCATCTGTCAACCATGCTGCACCTAAAAAAGATTTACCTCCGCCCTTTGCGCCTCCGTACAATACTTCCCTAATGTGATCGTTGACCGGATTAGATAATAGGTTGATAGCAGCCTTTTGCTTACTGCTGAGTTTCAGGCTGGCTGACTTCATCGGATTCAAACCTTATGCCGGATATGTTGCCCTTAACGTTGACGTTATTTTCGCTTCGGTCTGTCCATCCGTGATTAGACTTCAGATTCACGATTGCTGTAGCCTCCCGGATGTTTCCTTTTTTACTGTTAGAAAAACAATTTGTTTCACAATTTGAAATAATCTTTTCGTGCATATTTTTAAGTACAGGGTATTTGTCTGATAGATAGTCGAATACTTTATGATACGTTCCCATAGCTTTAGCGACTTCACCGATGAAATCATATT